AAAGTCCAGCATTTTGGCCGTCAGCCCATTGCACTCTCTATTCTAACAGCTTTAGCAACAAGATGGATATAGACACGACTGGCTGTCGTGTACTTTACCCATAAATACATTGTAGTAGCATTTAGAGGTGATTATATGGCAGCAAGGACATTGGATAATTGCCGTCTGGTTACTGCATACGGGAGACCGAGACAATACGACGGCAAGTGTGAGGGATACGGTACGGACTATGCAAATGATGAACCGTGTGAGATATGCAAAAGGTGTAGGCTGCACTATATCAATGCAGAGTTAGATAATAAATCATCCAGGAGGGCATTATGAAGGATTTAGTAAAGTTGCATGATGATATGTTGGACTACGAGACGGATATATCAAATAACGCAGAGTTGCTTACAGTAAAGCGGTCCCTGATGTATAAATATCAAGATGCAGAGATTTTAAAAGAGGTTATCCCGGTACTTAACGCAATTATCCATGATGCGGAACGGTACAAAGATTGGATTCAGAAGCAGAATTAATATTTTATCGAAGGGCGGGACAATGGAACATTATGAGGCGTTATTAAAAGCATTTGAATACGGCATTGATTATGGATTACTTATTGCCGAGCAGGAGCGTGACAGCGAAGAGGTTTTTGACGCGGCGGGTTGTGCTGTATATGCGCATAAAATGTGTGTGCCATCATCAGTAACGCGCCGCAGAGAGCCACATTCCGCCGCGTGGAGAAAAGAGATGGAAAGCGGCTTGTTAAAACTTATCGATTTAGTAAAAAATTTGGAAACTTAAGCTTTAATGGGCGCCGGGCGTCCAGCATGGTGCAGAAGGGTTCAAGTCCCCGAACTGACGGGTTCGACTCCCGCCAGTGCAAGGCGCAAAACCATGCATATTAATATTTAGGGAGGTCGAGAGAGAAAATGAAAGATACCAATATATACAGGATTTCCGATATACAGAAAGCGTATAAATGTAGTTATTCAGAAGCATTTAAAGCAAGACTATTATTGTTTTTTATTTCAGATAATGTAAAAGAGCTTGAAGAAATATTAAAAAAAGACGAACAGGAAGGGTTGCTTCAGTTTTGCATAAGATATGCGAAAAAAGACAAAGTTACTCAGCAAAATTAATATTTAAACGATGAAAGGAAGGAGCCGTTCCCCTGCAGGGAAAGCATATGCGGAACCTTTTGAGATGGAAATAAGACCAATTACATTTAGAGCGGCGAAAGAATTTAACGCTTTGCACCATAGGCACAATCCAGATATACAGGGATGCCGATTTTGTCTATCATGTTGGAAGGATAATCAGCTTGTGGGGGTAGCGATTTGCGGTAGGCCAGTGGGTCGTTATCTTGATGATGGTATGACATGCGAGATTAACCGATGTTGTACTGATGGGACATATAATGCTTGCAGTATGCTGTATGGGGCTTGTTGTAGAGTTGCTAAGGCTATGGGATATAGAAGGGTGATTACATATACTCTACAATCAGAGCCAGGTACCAGTTTAAGAGCGAGCAATTTTATATGTGACGGCAAAGCTGGTGGCATTTACTGGACAGGAGAAAGAAAGCGAGGTCAGAAGATACCAGCAGAGCTTAAAAATAGGTGGCACAGAGATTTAGTTGCCTAAACTGATATTTTCCGTATGAAGGGACAAGGGGGTGGGAAATATGGAAGGACAAATAAGCCTGTTTGATTTCATGGCAAAGGAATTCCAGCCGGGGGACTGGATCGAGGAATGTTGCCTTGGAAGAGAATTAACATTCAACGAGATTACGGATATGGTGGGAAAATTGATTGTGATGGATATGAGCACAGAAAGTCACAATTGGTACAAAGTTGTTCAGGTAGAAAAGATTGTAGAGGGGGATAGTGGACGCCGTAGGTTAGTGTATTATGACGGAAAGCGGCAGCGCGGGCTTGTTGATGAAATATACTTTGATCCGCAGAGGTCCCGACCGGAAAAAACTTATACACTAAAAACTGATTAAGAGAAAGGAGCTGGAACCTTTCCGGAAAACAGGCGCGCCGGGTTCCTTTTTTGAAAATGAAAGCAATTATGAAATACCCAGGCAGTAAATGGAGTATAGCGGATTGGATTATCAGTTATTTTCCGCAGCACCACAGCTACATTGAACCGTTTTTCGGTAGCGGCGCAGTGCTATTCAATAAGCCGCGGTCCAATATCGAGACTGTAAACGACCTCGACGGAAACGTTGTAAACTTGTTTGAGTGGATCAGGAAAGACCCGGAGCGCCTAGCACGGGAAATATATTACACGCCTTACGCAAGGCAGGTATACGATTCAGCGTTTGAATCGGTACCAGAGGACAGTTTTGGACGGGCAGTGAATTTCTACATACGGCTTAATATGGGACACGGGTTCCGGACCAATGGCGAAAAGGTGGGCTGGAAGAACGACGTACAAGGCAGAGAGCGGGCCTATGCTGCGAAAGATTGGTGTAATCTGCCTGAGAAAATAATGGCGGCCGCTGAAAGGCTGCGAGGCGTGCAAATTGAAAACATGCCGGCCGTGGAATTAATCAAACGCTTCAACCATTCCAATGTATTGATCTATGCGGACCCGCCATATGTTTTATCGGCCAGGCACGGGAAACAGTACCGGTATGAGATGGACAACGGGGCGCAAACTGAATTACTGGAAGTTCTTCACGCCCATAAGGGGCCGGTACTAATTAGTGGATATGATAGCGAGTTGTATAATGACAGCTTACACGATTGGTACCGTGTAGAAACTGACTGCTATTCCCAAATCGCATCAAAGAAGCGTGAAGTGTTGTGGATGAATTTTGCCCCTGCAGGGCAGATGAGCATAAAAGACTTTCTGGAGGTGAGACCATGAGCGGTTTGATTATAGATTGCTTTGCCGGTGGCGGCGGGGCAAGTGTGGGTATAGAAATGGCACTGGGGCGGCCGGTTGATATAGCTATCAATCATGATCCGCAGGCGATTCGGATGCACAAAGTCAATCATCCGGATACGCTGCATCTGACCGAGGATATATTTAAGGTCGATCTTAAAAAGTATGTTGCTGGCCGCCATGTAGCACTTATGTGGGCCTCTCCAGATTGTACCAGTCATAGCAAGGCAAAAGGAGGTCAGCCGCGTAACAAGGGGCTTAGAATTCTGCCATGGGCGGTGTACAAGCACGCTAAAGCAATTCTTCCCGATGTTATCTTGATGGAAAACGTCGAGGAAATACAGCAGTGGGGACCGCTAGACGAGGCAGGGCACCCAATAAAAGAAAGAGCCGGAGAGGACTACAAACGATTCATAGCGGCCATGAAACGATTGGGATATGATTTTGACAGCCGGGAACTGGTAGCGGCAGATTACGGAGCGCCGACAACGCGGAAGCGATGGTATGCAATCTTCCGCAGAGACGGGAATGTGATTACATGGCCGGAGCCAACACACAGTAAGAGCGGAGCAGATGGCCGGCTGAAGTGGCTGGAATGTGGGGATTATATTGATTGGTCAGATTTGGGGCGTTCCATATTTGACCGTCCACGGCCGCTGGCAGATGCCACCATGAAACGGATAGCAAACGGATACGTTAAGTATGTTGTTAACAATCCGCAACCGTACATAGTTAACAATCAGAGCGCCGTTTCCTTTATGATCCAGTATCACGGAGAAACACGGGAAGGTGATTCGCGCGGCCAACTGCTGACGGAGCCGATAAAGACAATTGATACCAGCAACCGGTATGGTCTGGTTACGGCATTTGTCACTAAATTTTATAAATCCGGGACAGGCCAGATGTGCGAGGAGCCATTACATACCATCACCACATCACCGGGGCATTTCGGGCTTATATCTGCATTCTTGATTAAGTATTACGGTACTGGTTGCGGTCAGGAAGCTGGGCGGCCGTTGGGAACGATAACAACAAAGGATAGATTCGGGTTAGTAAATGTGATAACGGACATAGATGGAGAACAGTATATCTTGAAAGATATCTTCCTCCGTATGCTGAAACCAGAGGAACTTAAGAGAATGCAGGGATTTCCGGAGGATTACATACTTAACCATGACATAGAGGGCAAGCCGTACCCCGTCGGGGAACAGGTGGCGCGGATCGGGAATAGCGTGGTGCCGATAATGGCGCAGGCACTGGTATCTGCAAACTGTCCGTATCTCAAAGTCGGCGAAAGAATGCCGAATATGAGGATCGACGACAGCCACGAACAACTACGGTTTGCTTAACAAAACGATCATTTAGAGGAAAAAGAAGATGGAGAATCTACCGGAGAAAATTAAGCGCATTGATGTGCTTAAGGTGGAATACGGGAAAAGAAAACTATGTGAGTGCAGTAATCCACACTATGAGATTGATTATGTAAATAAAATTGTACAGTGCGAGGACTGCGGTGCTATTGTAGAACCCTTTGAAGCTTTGTACAGTATGGCAAAACATTATGAGCGGTTAGGCGACCAGGTAGAGGCATTGCTTGAGCAGAGGCGTGAGATAGCAGCATATAAGCCGCATCTGGTAGTCATAAAAAATCTGGAGCGGGAAACCAGAGCAGGAATGATTCCCTATTGCCCGAAGTGTGGGGAAACGTTTTATCTTGACGAAATAACCGCGTGGCATAACAGGAAATTTAAAGGAGAGAAGATATGAAAGATGAATTATTAAAGATTGCACAGGAAGTTTTAACCGAAGAAGAAGTGCAGGAAATAGTAAAGGAAAAATTCAAAGAAGCTTTTAAAAACGCAGTAGGGGAGGCTTTCCGCTGGGGAGAGGCCGAAAGGGCGCTTAAAAATAAAATAACGGAGGTTATGGTTCCGTACATCGAGAAGTACGATTTTACAGAATTCCTCCCTAAGCTGGATACCGTGCTCACTGAGATAGTGAATTCCGATGGCTGCATGGCCGAAAAACAGATTCTTGAGAATTTCAAAGAACTTATGTTGGAGCCGGAACAGAAGGAAATCAAAGTTACTGACTTATTCAAAGCGTGGATAAAACAGTGCGAAAAGGATATAGATGTTGACGGGCTAGAGGTATGTCATGACGATGGGGTGTATTATGCACCAGTAGATTGCGAAATGAGGTTCGAGGAAGAAGAAAAACCGGAGTGGAGTTGTTTACAGAGAGCGAAAATTACATTTGAAAACGATCACGATAAAGATCTTAATATACAGATTCAGGTTTCAAAATACATAAGCGATTATGGAAAAGAGCACCCATATTCTATAAGTATTTCAAGTGACATCAAAATTTCATCATTGCGAAGACTGTCTGATTTCGAGGTCCTTCTTCTCAGGCTGGAACGCGCGGGAACCGCGATAGTGATTGATGAGGAATGGGACAGCAGCTATATTGAGCCGGAAAAAGAGCCGGAAGCGACATTTATCTAAATCGAGATAAAGAAAAAATTGCGAGGTAATACACAGAGAAAGGAGCGGCCAGCATGGCAAGACCAAAGAAAGCAGAAGGAGAGAAATACATACGGCAGGATATAAGCATGGAGCCAGATCAGTTTAAGCGGCTGATGGCCTATTGTCAGCGCGAGGATCGCTCCATCTCTTGGGTAATCCGCAAGGCGTTGGAAATGTTTTTAGTGTGTAGTGATACATAACGATACGTAACTAAATCGAGATTAAAAGGAAGGAGCAAGATATGAACGAACAGATAGTTTTATGCTTGATTATTTGTGTAACAGTTATAGTTTTGTATATATTAAGTATTGTGAAGTCGATAGCTGAAAAGAAACGTTTGGAAAAGGAATTTGAATTATTAAGAGAAGAACGGGAAATTCGGCCACCACACAAACCGATTGGGCGAAATTGTTTATAAAAAGGTGAGATGATCCAGATGAAAGACTGCACGAGATACATGAAAGAGGTGGAGGCGCTAAGAACAGAAAATGAGTATCTGAGAATGCGTCTGGCTGAGATACGTGACAAAGTAGATGAGATGGAGCCGCCGGAGGGATTTCCATCGGTATATAACCATGCATACTATGAAGCGAAGGAAGAAGTAAGAAGGATTATAAAATAAGCCGGGATTCATTTCCCGGCAATAAAAAACGAAAGTAAAGAACGTATGTGCGAAAATAGAAAAACGCGGTGGACACCCGGGAAGATGCTTACCACCGCTTAGCTATTGCCTGAGTATATTATAACCAACTCAGGCAGGTAAAAGCAATGGAAAATTATACCAGTTTGAGGAGGATTAATAATATGACAGAGCAGATCAGAGTAGATGAGGTTGTAACAAATATTATGTATGGATTAACAAACGTGATAGCGGAGCAGGAACGATTAAACGAGGCAAAGGCCGTGTTATATATGGCGCTGCATAATGTACAGATGTACCGCGAGGAAACGGCATTATCAACGGCGGTAGACAATACTGCGGAGTGGGTGCGGCTGTTCCTTGCCTCCATGGCTGTAAGAGGCTGCACGTCCAAAACGATTACTGCTTATGGGGATTGCTATAAGGTGTTTTTTGAAACGGTTAATAAAGCAATACCGGATATTACAAACGGCGATCTCCAGAGTTATTTTGCTTATTGTAAGGTAAAACGCCATAACAAAGACGTTACAATCAATAATAAAAAGAGGTATCTCCGTATGCTCTTCGGTTGGTTGACTGAAGAAGAGTACATAGCTAAAAATCCAATGTTGAGAATTAGAGATAATAAGGTGGAGCACAAAGTGAAGGAAGTCTTTGAGGAGGAGCAGATCACTATTGTTAAGGACGTAGCCAAACAGCATAGTAAGCGTGATATCGCGATTGTAGATTTCCTGCATCGTACCGGCGTGCGTATATCCGAAATGGTGGCGCTTAACCGGGAGGATATCGATTTCTATGACCGAGAGTGCATTGTATACGGAAAAGGGCGTAAGGAGCGGCCGGTATACTTCTCCTGGGACGCATCTGTACACCTAAGAGAGTATCTGGAGAGCCGCAATGATGATAACCCGGCATTGTTCGTCGGCAGCCGTAAGCCACATAACCGACTTACAGACGATGGCGTAAGGGCTATGCTTAAGAGCCTCAGCGAGATGGACCAGCGGCTTGAAGGGGTGGCGATCAATCCCCATAAATGGCGCCGCCAGTTTGTTACTGAGTTGTTGGAAAAGGATGTGCCGCTGACACTGGTCGCTGATTTGGCCGGACATAAAAATATTAATACCACTAAAGATAATTATGGAAACTACAACCGAAACAAGGCAAAAGAAGCACACAGAAAATATGTGAGATAAGGAGAGAAGAATGCGTGGAAGAATGTATGAAATTTATGATGGGGAAAAGCTTATTGGAAAACTAAGCGCTGATGCAGCTGCGAAAATTATCGGAACTACGATTAAATGCGTTTACACTGCGGCATCTGGAGGGTATAGATTAAAACGTAGATACAGTATTGTTCCGGCAGATGATGAATGTATGACTAAAAGTATTACACAAGAATTATGCAGAGAGTGGGATAAAACAAGATTAGAAATTTTACATAAAGGAAGGAAAAAAATATGATTTTCAAAAACGGTGAGGGATATCCAGACCCGACAGCATACCGAGCAATCAAAGAAGCAGATCGACCGCCTAAACCAGTAAAGGACGTAATCAATATATTACGAACAGTGGCAAGTCTGGCAGGATTTGAAATCGTCGGGAAAATACACCTTAAAGACAGAGAGACAGGGAGGGAATGGTAATGGGAAACAGAATACCAACAGAAGCATGGAAAATAATTGAACCAAAAGTACGTAGATATCCGCAAAATAAAGCAGAGTATGAAGAGCGGATTGATGAAATCATGAATCAGAAGGGCGTGAGCGACGGGCAGCCGAAAGGGAACAGTATAGGCAACCCGACGGAGCGCCTTGCAATTAAAATTGCTGATGATCCATGGTTGCAAAGAGTAAAGCAGGAAATTGATGCAGTGGAAAGTGTCTATAATAATATGCGGCCGGAACATCAAAAAGTAATCAGGGTGAGGTTTTGGTCTTATCGTTATCATAACATGAAATATTTTGATATGGAGCGGTGCACATCTTACCGTGAAAGGCAGATGCAGCGAATTGTAAGAGATTTTATTTATGCAGTCGGAAAAAAATTAGGTGAAATATAAAAGATGGCGTATTTTGCCTCGTCAAGTGTGATATTATGCTACCATGGGATACAAAGTAAAGAGGGCTTCTGCTATGGAGGCCCTTTTCTCATGCCAAAAAGGAGAAGCAGGTGAGTGAATGAATACGGTTGAGCCTATACGAGACAAGGAAACAGTCATTGATATAGCTGAATATCTAAAAAAGGATAGTGAACGCAATTATGTCATGTTCCTTTTTGGTATTTATTCTGGCCTGCGGATATCGGATATTCTTAAGTTCCGGGTGCGGGATGTTAAAGATAAAAGTGATATTGTTCTTAGGGAAAAGAAGACCGGAAAAGAAAAGCGTTTTCCGATTAACAGAGACCTTAAGAAAGCTCTGGAGCAATACATAGTTGGGAAAGACGATTACGAATTCCTTTTCAAAAATCCACATGAAAACAAACCTATCACGCGACAGCAGGCATACAACATACTGTCAGATGCGGGTAAAAAATTCGGAATCGAGAAGATAGGAACGCATACGCTGCGGAAGACATTCGGCTACCACGTATACCAGTCAACAAAAGATGCAGCTATGTTGATGGACATTTTCAATCATGCAGATATCCATATTACCCTTAGATATATCGGCGTTAATCAAGATCAGAAAGATAAGGTATACAATAAGCTATCGTATTTTCGATAGTTTCTTTTTATTTTGTCTATGAGTTGTCATAAAATGGCACTGTAAAGTTGGTACTATAAAAATCAGCGCATTAATTTAGTAGAAACAGGATCACGGCACACTTTACAAAATAGCAGATATGTCAAATGGAAAGAGTGCGGAACATAGCTCAGCGGGAGAGCGACGGCCTTATAAGCCGTGTGTCTTGGGTTCGATTCCCGATGTTCCGATGATCGTTCTCATAATTCAACCGGCGCATGAAACTTAGGGCGCCGGTCCTCCTGAAAGGTGATGAGCTAATGAAATTTATTATTGAAGATGATGAAGGAAAGAGAATTGAATGTCAGGAAGTAAAGACGCTTAATGTACCTGATAGTATTCTTGTATTCCAAACTATGAAACGTTTAAGGGAAAAAGACATCAATGCGTTTTGTGAAGATATGAAGAAGAGAACAGGGCACAACTGCATTTTGTTGGAAGCAGGCATAGACCTTGTAGCGCAGATCGCACCGGCAGTAGAGGACAAGGAGAGGTAACTACATGGCAAAGGAATACGCACAGGCATTCTATCACTCAAAGAAGTGGAAGGACTGCCGAAGGTCATACATAAATAATCGAATCATGATTGATGGCGGAATGTGCGAGAAGTGTCACGAGCGACTGGGATACATCGTACATCATAAGGTTAGAATAACACCTGATAACATTAACGATCCAGAGATCACATTGAACTGGGACAACTTAAGATGGGAGTGCAAGGTGTGTCACGATGAAGAGGAAGGTCATGGCCTGAATAAGAAGGCGGCGCTGTTGGTTGCCTTCGATGCATCAGGGCAGCCGATACCGCTGCCTCCCCCCTTAAATAAAGGTGTGGGTGGTTTCTAAATTCACCGTGTCCCCAGATTTATTTAATACACAGGTCGTACGTAAAGGGGGTGTGGTATAAACGTGTACACAGACAAGGAATTTGAAGCGGAAGCAAGGAAAAGAGAAGAGGAAGTTGACAGCATTGGCAACTATTTGGAGAAAGTAAAACGGATTAAGCGGGAGACAAGCAGATTAAAAAAACTCTTTGCAAGCATAGATGAGAACAAAAAGAAGCTTGTATTTACCACCATTGAGGACATTGCTTTCATGACAATTACAATGCAGGATCTCCGAGAAACGATTAACCGTGAGGGGACGACCGTGGAGTACAAGAATGGAGAGAATCAGTATGGAACCAAACAGAGCCCAGAGGCACAGTATTATTTGCAGCTTTCGCAAAGACAGACCCAGGCTATGAAAATACTGGTTGATTGTCTTCCAAAAACAGAAAAAAAAGTGGTTGTGGAAGACGACGGCTTCGATGATTTTGTAAACGGGAGGGAGGATGTTTAATGGCCGGCAGAAAGAAAGTAGTCTATCCATTAAGCTATAACCCGATCCTGGAATATTGGAACCTGATAGAATCAGGGGAAGAGGTCGTATCAAATAAAATACATGAGTGGTACAAGCACCTCGCCTGGGAAGTCAATAATCCAGGCGAGTATTTTTATAGTCCGGCAAGGGCAAACCATGTCTTGGAGTTTGCGGAGAATTACTGCAAGCTATCCAAAGGTGCCGGTGCTGGTAGTCCGGTGCGGTTGGAACTTTGGGAGAAAGCGCACCTGGCTGCAGTGTTTGGCTTTGTGAATATCAATGGTTTTCGTCAGTGCAGGGAGTCAGTGTTAATCGTCGGAAAGAAAAACGGGAAGTCCCTTCTGGCTTCCATCGTTGGCCTGTATATGCAGGTCGGAGACGGGGAACCGGGGCCGGAGGTTTACGCGGTTGCCACGAAGAGAGATCAGGCGAAGATCATCTGGACAGAATCAAAGCGAATGGTGAGGAAATCGCCGGCACTTTTGAAGCGCATTAAGCCATTGGTCGCGGAGCTGTCTTCCGAGTATTTCAATGATGGGATTTTCAAGCCGCTGGCATCTGACAGCGATACGCTGGACGGCCTTAACGTACATTGTGTTTTGATGGACGAAATCCACCAATGGAAGAACGGAAAGGCCCTTTACGATATCATGGCCGACGGCTGTTCGGCCAGAGACCAGCCGCTTGTCTATATTACCTCCACGGCCGGAGTAATCCGGGAAGATATCTACGATGCGAAGTACGAAGAGGCTGAAAAAGTTATCAATGGCCTGTTTGACAGTGTGGGGTACAAGGATCCTCATTTCTTCCCGTTTATTTATGAGTTGGACAGCCGGAAAGAATGGACGGATCCGAAATGCTGGAAGAAAGCAAATCCGGGCCTTGGAACCATAAAGAAGCAGTCAACCCTTGCGGCAAAAGTGGAGAAGGCGAAGGATAATCCAAAGCTTGTTAAGAATCTGGTTTGCAAGGAATTCAATATCCGCGAGACTTCTTCCGAGGCTTGGCTGACATTCGAACAGTTGAATAACACGGAGCTGTTCGATCTCGAAGCGCTGAAACCGCGTTATGGCATCGGGGGAACCGACCTTTCCAGCACCACGGACTTGACGAACGCCACCGTAATATTCATGGTACCGGGAGATGACAGAATCTATGTGCTGCAAATGTATTGGCTTCCGGAAGATCTGTTAGAGCAGCGCGTAAGAGAGGATAAGATATCTTATGACTTATGGGCTGAACAGGGATTGTTGAGATTAAGTCCAGGAAATAAGGTACATTACAAATACGTCAAAGAGTGGTTCGAAGAAGTGCAGAACGAACTTGACATCTACCTGTTTAAGTGTGGGTACGACTCGTGGTCAGCATCGTATTTTGTGGAGGATATGAAAAACACCTTCGGACTCACGACGATGGAACCCGTTATTCAGGGCAAGAAAACGCTGAGCAGTCCGATGAAGTCCCTTGGAGCTGACTTGGCAAAAAAGAGAGTGGTTTATAACAATAATCCGATTCTGAAATGGTGTCTGACAAATACCTCGGTTGATGTTGATAAAAACGACAATATTCAGCCATGCAAAGGGAATCAGGGTACGCGACGAATTGACGGTATGGCCGGTCTACTGGACGCATATGTCACACTGGAAAACCATCTGGAAGAATATCTGAGCATAATCTGACGGAAAGGAGGAGAAGAATGCGAATTATAAACTTTTTTCAAAATATCGGGAAAAGCGCTGTTTACAAAATGATCACCGAGCAGGGAAACGGCTTTTTTGCGTGGAATGGAAAACTATATGAATCCGATATTGTCAGATCATGCATACGGCCATATGCGAAGGCGGTCGGGAAGCTGATAGCAAAGCATGTCAGGAATGACGGGAAATCCTTTTCGGTGAATCCTGAGCCGTACATACGCTTTCTACTGGAGGAACCGAACCCATATATGTGCGGCCAGGTGATGCAGGAGAAGGTGGCGACACAGCTTGCACTAAACAACAACGCCTTTATTCTGATCGTAAGGGACCCTAATGGAATACCGGAACAGCTGTACCCGATTCCGGCCGCCGGCGTGGAAGCAAAGTATGAAAATCAGGAACTATACCTTAAGTTCTACTACCTGAACGGCAAAACGTCCATGTTCCCATACAGTGAAGTGATACACCTGCGGAATGATTTCAACGATAATGACTTGTTTGGAGATTCCCCCAAAGAAGCCCTGGCACAGCTCATGGACATCGTATCAACTACGGATCAGGGGATCATAAAAGCAATCAAAAACAGCGGTGTGATCCGATGGCTGTTAAAATTTAACTCGTCTATGCGGCCGGAGGATCTAAAAAGTTCTGTTCAGGAATTTGTGGACAACTATTTAAGCATTTCCAGTTCTACGTTTGGCGCTGCCGGAGTCGATTCCAAAGCGACAGCGGAGCGGATTGAGCCCAAGGATTACGTCCCAAACGCTTTGCAGATGGATAATACCAAAAAGAGGATCTATGCGTTTTTCAATACGAATGAAAAAATCGTCCATGCAAATTACACGGAAGACGAATGGAACAGCTATTTCGAATTGGTGATTGAGCCGCTTGCAGGGCAGATGTCAGGAGAGTACACGCGGAAATTATTCAGCCGGCGTGAACGAGGCTGCGGAAACAAAATCTATTTCGATGCCGGAAACCTGCATTGTGCCAGCCTGTCAACAAAACTGGCTTTACAGGCCATGGTAGACAGAGGCGCCTTAACACCAAATGAATGGAGAGAGACGCTGAACTTAAGCCCGGTGCCAGATGGAGACAAGCCGCTGCGAAGACTTGACACACAGACGGTTAACCAGATCAAGGGGCTATTGGCCGATATGAGTCTGGATAACATAAACGAAACGAGAGCCGGAATCATGGCGCTATTAGAAGGGGGTGAGAAGAGTGGCAAAGCGAATTGATGTAAAAGGGCAGATCATTGAATCTGGGAATGAATGGGTATATGACTGGCTAGGACTAGAGAACACATCTCCGAAGAAAATCATTAAGGCTTTGCAGGAGGCTGGAGGTGAAGACGTTGAAATCTATATCAACTCCCCTGGTGGGAGCATATTTGCCGGTTCAGAAATCTACACAGAGCTCAGGAATTATTCCGGGAAGAAAATAATTAAGATTACCGGAATAGCCGCAAGCGCCGCGTCAGTAATTGCGCAGGCCGGGGAGTGCGAGATCAGTCCTACAGGAATGTTTATGATCCATAATGTCAAAACGTCGGCGTCAGGTGATTACAGAGACATGGATAACACCGGAGATGCCCTGCGGGCCGCTAACCAGTCAATCATGAATGCGTACATCGACAAGACCGGAATGGATGCGGAGATATTACAGGATTTAATGGACCGCGAAACCTATTTGTCAGCCCAACAGGCTGTAGACCATGGATTTGTCGATAAAATTATGTTTTCCGACAACGCCATCCCAATGCAGAATGCATTCGGAGGAATCCCGCCGGAAACCATCGCAAAATTAAGAAACATGATTAAGGATCCGGGACAGAAAACCCCGGATTTTTTAATACACAAAGCACAGGCTGAGTTAAGGCTGAAATTGTTAAATCTGAAAGGAGACAGAGGTAATGAATAGAAAAGAGTATGAGACAAAAAGACAGGCACTTATCAACGAAGCGGAGACGCTTATCAATGAAGGAAAGCTGGAGGAGGCCAACAAGAAAATGGAGGCCGTGACGGAGCTGGATAAGAACTTTGAAGCAGCAGCCAAGGCGGAAGCGAACTTAAGGGCACTGTCTACGCCGCCGCTTCCGTTATCCGGAGTTGGTAACGGGGCTTCTTTTGGAAGAGGAGACGACGAAAACGCAGAAGATATGTACGATTCCGTGGAGTATCGTAAAGCGTTCATGAATTACGTCTTGAAAGGGACGGCAATTCCTGAGAAATTCAGGAATGTATCTGCGACAACAAAGACCACGGATGTAGGATCCGTGATTTCTCCGACCATAGTCAACCGGATTGTGGAAAAAATGGAATCAATGGGAATGATTCTGCCGCTTGTCACTAAGACGTCTTATGCGGCTGGAGCCACAGTTCCCACGTCCAGTGTTAAGCCGGAGGCAACATGGGTAGCAGAAGGCGGTACCAGTGATAAGCAGAAGAAGGCAACCGGGCAGATTGACATTAAAGGATACAAATTGAGATGTGCTATTTCCATGACACTGGAAACATCTGTGATGTCTTTACAGATTTTTGAAACTGTGTTTGTTAACAGTGTGTCAGAGGCAATGGTAAAGGCTCAGGAAAAGGCGTTTATCTTCGGAACCGGGTCAGGGCAGCCAAAAGGTGTATTAACAGAAACGGCGGAATCCGGTTGTAATATTGATATTGCGGCGAATTCCGATCCGACTTACCAGACTCTCGTAGAAGCGGAAGCGGCGCTTCCACTAGCATATGAGAACGGCGCAGTATGGAATATGACTAAGAAGACATTTATGAAATTTGTAGGCATGGTGGATACAAATAAACAGCCAATTGCCAGAGTAAATTATGGAATTGACGGAAAGCCTGAGAGAGCGCTCCTCGGACGCCGGGTAGTCTTAAACGATTATATGACAAGCCTGGGGACAACGATTAATAAAGATACCGTAGTAGCTTTCCTGTTCGATTGGTCTGATTATATGTTCAATACCAACTACAATATGGTGGTTAAGAGTTATGAGGATAATGATACCGAGGATCAGATTACAAAAGCGGTTATGATCTGCGATGGAAAAGTAATTGACAAAAATTCCCTTGTGACTGTGACCAAGAAGAATGCATAAAAAGAGGTTATGTAATATGATAGAGCAAATAAAACTTTCTATGCGAATATCACATGACAAACTGGATAATGATATCGACGCAAATATAAACGCCTGCCTGCGTGATCTAACACGGGTGGGCGTTGCTACTGACGGGAAAGAAAATGATCCCCTTATTGTTAAGTCTGTAGAGTTATATTGTAAATGGCAGTATAACTATGATGGAAGTTCAGACCGTTACGAAAGAGCTTATACGGCACTGAGAGATTCCCTAAGTCTGTGTGGTGATTATAATGCGTAATGACGTCTGTATGCTGATTACATCAGTTACGGAAGGTGTAAAAATAATTCCTCATGAAACAGAAGTGTTTTGCGAGGTAAAAAGTGTAGTAAGAAATGAATTTTTTGCGGCTTATGGTGTCGGTCTTACACCTAAACTGACAATCAATATTAATCCAGATGACTATAATGAATGTATCATGGAAATCGGTAATCAGAGATATCGGCCTTCACAAATCCGGTATGATGGAGAGCTGTATACCATTATTAGGGCATTCCAGAAAAATATTGGGGAAATGGAGATAACGGTGAGGTGATTGAATGGATGTGAAATTCGATTATGAGCAAGGTGTTTTTGAAATTGATCAGATGTTATCAAAAATGCCGAAAGAACTTGAAAGCCAGGAACGCCCATTGCTCCGAAAACTCGGTACTATCGTCAAAGGAAAAATAAAAAAGTATCTACACAACAGTGATATTGAAGCACGCGCAAAAGAAATACCGCCCTCCAACTATGATGGCAGCCGGCCGTATCAACATGCTAGGGATGATGTAACCGCAGATGTACGGAAAGATAAAAATGGGATGCTGTATGCAAGTATCCGCGGTGGAAGAATGACCGGCTATAAGTGGAATAAAATAAATGACGGCCATTTTGCTCGTGACGGCCATACCTGGGTGCCGGGAAATCAATTTATGGATAAGGCCATGAGAGACGCGCAGGGAGAGGTGGAAAAAGCGATTGATGATATGGTAAGGAAGGTGACGGAATGACGGTGAAAGAAATCATCGAAACGGAATTGAATATTCCTGTTCTTGACGAACCGGCGCCTTTGGTGCCGGCCTGTGCCACCTGTATAGATTATTATACTGCTTCTGAGCTTAACGGAGATGGTGCCGGTCAGGAATGGGTAAGTAGCTATGAGGTTGATTTGTGGTATCGAGAAAGAATGGCACTTGAAGAGGCGGTGAAAAAACTCCTGAAGGCAATCGGCCTTCCGGAATACTCTATACCATTAGTGGAAAAAAGCTGTGATCCGGCTGCGAAACTTTGGAGGGCAATTATAAAATTCGAGAAAATGGAAGGTGGTATTTATGACTAGCAAAAGTGCAAAATCAAACAGAATCAATGTAAAAAATCTGAAATACTGTCTGCTGACTACAGATAATAACTCTGGTACAACGTATGGAGAAGTAAAAGACTTCGGGAAAGCCATGCAGATCCAGCTTACTCCTAGCGTGTCGAAAGGGGAACTGTATGGAGAAGGAGTAAAGCAGGAGGATGTCTCCATTCTTAACGGTATTGCCGTGGTGGCAGACGTGAACAAGGTCTTTGCAGAGGTGAGGGCGGAAATATGCGGGAATCAGTTTAAAGACGGTATAGTAATAGAGTCCGCAGGAGATGAGCCTCCATATATTGCACTTGGGTATGAGGTAGAACAGACTGGAGGAAAAAGCGAGTATGTATGGCTGTTAAAAGGACAGGTACAGCCGATTAATTCCACAAATAAACAATCGGAAGGTAATATTACTTTTTCGACTGACAGTGTTACCATAAATTTTATTCCTCGTGAAAGTGATAAGTGGCTGCGCTTCTTTGGAGATGCGGCTAATCCGGATTTTACAAATGCGCAGGTATCTAAATGGTTTGCAACGGGACCGAGCACATACCCGGCGAAGGAGGAATAAACATGAAAACGATAATGGTGGAGCCGGCGCAGGAGATAGAATTGATTGATCCTGTGGAAAATAAGAAATACCATGGTTTCTGCAATATGCGAAGCCTTCTTGAATTCCAGAAAATCATGAATAAACTGGAAATTAATCTGGATTCCCTGGAAGATACCAATATTCTTCCGTGTTGTGTCTATGCCATCTTCATGCCGGAATCAGGAATTTCTTATGAAGAGGCTGTGCTTCTTTCAGACCGAATGGGTATGATGTCCGGACGGGAAGTCATAGAAATATTTATGGAATCACTCTACACCATGATGGATGAAAGGCAGAAAGAACTTGCAAAAAAAATAATGGCTCGGTATGTAACCATGAAGCAGATGAAGAGATAGATTTTCATATAGATTATCTCTATTATACCTACTGCATAAAAATGGGGCGTACCGAGCCTGAATTTTGGAGTTCAGCACATAGAAAAATAATTGCAATGGTTGATATGTATACAGATGAGTTGGAGACCCGGGCCGCGGCAGCGGAAGGGGAAGAATACGAATCAAAATATTTCCGATGCAGCAGAGAAATAAACAGTATGACAGAAATTGAGGGGTTTGGAAATGGCGGGTACTTATAAAAAAACAATTGTTCTCGGCCTTGATTACTCACAGTTCACCGGTGGGACTGCCGAGGTATCCCGGCATATGGGGCTGCTGAATTCAGAATTTAAAAGAGCTTATGAAGAAGCAAAAGTATACGGTACGGAAACCGATCAGCTTAGAATTAAGCATGATTATCTGTCTCAGAAAATCGAACTCCAGAAACGTAAAGTGGAGGAGGCACAGAAAGCCCACGATAAGGCAATCTTAACGGAGAAGGAAGGCAGCAAGGCGGTTGTGGCATTGAGTAAATCTCTGGCAGACCAGGAGACAACACTTTACAAGCTGGAAGGACAGTTAAAGGAGACCGATAAAAAATGTGAAGATTTGAAAGATACAAATGAAACATTTGGTGATTCGATTAGGAATGTTGCGGACGCAATTGGACTACAGGCGAATCCGATGCTGGAAAGTCTCGCCTCTCGTTTTGATGATACAAAAAAAGAAGTCGGAGAGGCCATTGTTATAGTCGGAGCGCTGGTAACCACATATGGAGACCTTGCAATTGAACTGTCTAAGACGGCGGATAATCTTCTTACCATGTCTTCGACAACGGGATTATCCACGGACACCTTACAGGAGCTCCAGTATGCTTCTGAATTTGTTGATGTATCAGTTGAAACCGTAAATAGCTCTATGACAAAAATGATTCGGACTATGGGACAGGCAAGAGACGGAAATAAAGATCTGCAAAAAGAATTTGCACGTCTTGGAGTTAGGTATAAAGAACATGACGGGGAGCTTAGGGATTCAGAAGCCGTTTTTTATGATGTTATTGATGCGCTTGGAAAAATACAGAATGAGACAGAACGTGATGCAAAAGCCATGGAGATTTTCGGAAGATCGGCGAGGGATTTAAATCCATTAATCGAGGCTGGGAGCGGAAGACTGAAGGAACTTGCCGCAGAGGCTCATAAAATGGGGTATGTCCTGAGTAATGAAACCCTTCAGGAGGCCGGGGAACTCGATGATGCCATGCAGCGTATGAACCGTAAAATGGAGACACTAAAACTTCATCTGGGGGAATTCCTTGTTCCGCTACTGACCGATTTTGTGGATCTGTTATCCTCCATTCCCACACCGGTATTAATTGGTATTGCCGTATTTGGAACCCTTGTACTTGTTATAGGAACGGTAAGCAAGGCTATTATGGCTTATACTACAGTAAGCCAGATTGCTTCTATTGCGAATACAATGATGGGGGCAACTGGAACAGCAGCATCAGTCGGTATGTTGCCGTTACTGCTTATTCTTCTTGCGATCGCGGCGGCAATCGCCTTGATTGTGGGAGGCGCATCAGCAGTCGGTGATGCTATGCGGGAGGTTAAGACATCGACAGAGGACTTGATCGACACATCAAAGTCAACTATAAATGGTACAAAACACTATGCGGCTGGAACCGATTACGCCACTGGTGAAGATGCATGGGTGGGAGAACATGGGCCGGAGTTAGTGCGGCTTCCGCGAGGCTCGCGTGTTGTGCCGAATAATGTTGTTAAGAACGGAGCTGGAACAGTCAACGTATTTTACTGTACCATTGATGCCAGCAATGTTGATGATTTTAACAAAGTTGTAAAGTTGGCCCAGCAGGAAAGCCAGGCGTATCGGACGGGAAGGAGTAAGATATAATGGCGGAACAGACAATTCTTTGTACTGGAGATACATTTATTAGTCGTTATTCCGGAAACGATAATAACTATAATCACACAGAACTTGCAATGTGGAGAGAGATCAATTCATCAAGTTTCATGGGGATTTTTCTCCAGTTTAATATACCTAGATTTGACAACAAAGAGATTGTGTCGGCGGTTGTAAGGTTACACAATAAAGTAAAAGTCAAAAACAGTATAATAGGCTGTGGACAATATAATATCCCTGACATCTCTAATCTTACAGGTAATTTGTTTTACAACAAGTATCTGGATAGTGATGTCGCATGGTCCCCTACAGAATATGAAACCAAAGCCACGGTGGAGGATAACAACGAATGGATTGAATGGGATGTAACCAGTATCGTAAAAAATAATGTCGGAAAGAATAACGTGGTTCTGGCAGTATACAGCATTGATGATAAGGTGGTACCAAGCTTATCATGGAAGTTTACAAGCAAGGAGGGCGGAAAGTCCCCATATATCAATGTAGTATACAACAACGCAGTTCCGAGTCTTCCAACGATTCTATATCCTAACGGTGATGTAATTGAGAAAAGCGGAAGTATTACGTTTCAGTGGAAATACAATTCGCTCTACGATACAGGGCAGGCGAAGTTTGAATTTGGTTGGCGAAAACAGGGAGAGTCTTCCTGGACCACAGTCACACAGAATACTTCAGAGCAGTCCTATACGATGGAAACGGCTGCAATATCTATCGGAATTGTAGAATGGAGAGTACAGACCTATAACGCCATTAATGCGGCTTCCGGGTATGCATACGGCACATTTGAACTCACCGGGAGGCCGGCCAGTCCAATTATAACGGGAATGAAGAATGATTCCATTACAGAAATAACCTGGAAATGCAACGAATCAGAAAATGCAGTCTATATTTTGCAGATCATAAAGGACGGAAAAATCATTCATGACAGCGGCGAACGGGCCGGAGGACTGTCTGATTCCTATGTGCCTGATATGATGCTGGAAAACGGCCAGTACGTTGTGAAAATGAGGATTGGAAGCGCATATGGTATCTGGTCAGATGAGAGTGCTCAGGTATTTACCATATCTGCCGCTGCGCCGGCCCGACCGTCCATAGCGGTATCCGCACTCGATGCAGGTGTGAAGATAACTACGGATTCGACAGCTGGTACAAAATTTGTGTATCGTTCGGAAGAAGGCGGAGCGTACAGCCCGATAGGCAAGTTTGCAGGAAACGAATACGAGGATTACACGGTGAAATCTGGAAAGCTGTACCGTTATATCATCAGAGCGTACGCAGGTGGCTACTCAGACAGTAATGCAGCAGATATGACCATTAAATATAAAGGTGCGCGTCTGGCTGAGGTTGGGAACCTTGCAGAGAGTATCCGGATTATAAAATCTACCAGTGACTGGCATATCGAAATACAACAGAAGAAGAGCAATGAAGCGGAATTGGTCAGCTACGAAGGCCGTACGTATAAGGTGAAAGAATCCGGTATTCATAAAGAATCAACGATAAGTACCTCTTTCTACCTTCCGAATAAGGAGGCAGAATCGCTGGAACGGATCCATGGCCTGAATGGAATCTATCTGTTCCGTAACTCGGAAACCTGTATCTGCTGCGAGATTACAGATTTTAGCTTTAAAAATGATCTTTTTGACAGAGGGAAGACTTTCGATTTGTCGTTAAGCCGCATCAATTACGATCTGGGGGTGAGGTTCGGTGACTAATCTGGCACAGGGAGGATATACCCACGAAGAAGTTTTAAAACGGCTGGAAGGTGACAGAATGATCGATTTTCGTTTCGAACTGCTGGACAGAAACGAACGGAAACTGAAAGACCTTGATAATGTATCTGGAAGTATCCGGTTTGACAGCTCCCAGGAGATCATGGGTACTGGAAGTTTTATCGTGGAGGAAACCGCAGGGGTGGATTTTAAGGAGACTGATCTTAGAATCCGCCCCGTTTTTATGCTGCTGACAGAGCATGGCTGGCTGAAATATCCACTCGGAATCTATATCATGAGCAGCCCGGAGCGTCAGACACAGAACTGTGGAATATATCAGAATATTGACTGTTATGATTACAGTACAATTCTGCGTGAGGACAAGATCCGGGAACGGCTTTTTATCGCTTCCGGATCAAACTACGTCAGGGAAGTAAGAAACCTCATCAATGGGGCCGGGATTAAAAAAATAAATATTGAGACTTCGGTATTAATGGCCCGCGAAAATATTGAGTTTGAGATCGGTACAAGCAAACTGGAAGTTATTAACGCACTGCTGACAGCGATCAACTATGAGCCGCTGCATTTTAATGGCAACGGGTATGCTGTTAGCCGCCGATATGTGGAGCCAGTAAACCGCAGAACGGAACACTCATACCGTACGGATGACAAAAGCCTTATTAAGGCAGGAGCGAAGCAGAGCCTTGATATGTACAATGTCCCGAATATATTTGTCCGATATACAGACGATCCGGATGGGGAGGAATTGAGAAGCGAATATGTGAACGACAGTGCGGGAAGTAAAATATCAACAGTAAACCGTGGAAGGAATGTTGTTGATATCGAAAGCGTTGATGATATCGCGGATCAGGAAACCCTTGATGCACTTGTCAGAAGAATTGCGATAGAAAAGAGTCAGACTTATGATACCATTACGATTCCTACAGGTCTGATGCCACACCATGAGTACCGCGACTGTATCTTTGTGAATGAAACAACTCTTGGTGTTGGAAATAAGTATATTGAATATGCGTGGGAGATGGAATTGAGCGTTGGGGGAACTATGACCCATACATTAAAACGGGTGGTGAAATTATGATCTATGATAATCCGGGTGAACGTCTCCAGGACATAAAAGATTATGTCGTAGGTGAGAGAAAAACTTATCGAATGGCAACTGTGATGAGTATATCTAACGGGCGTCCATATGTCCGCTTTTATGGGGAGGGAACGGCCAGCCAGAAGCCGTATAAATATATTTCCAGTTATGCGCCATCCATAGGAGATAAAGTTTTGTTGATAAGAGCAGGGGCGTCGTATGTAATCATGGGAAAGGTGGTATAGATGGTAAACTATGATATTGAGTTAAACACGAAATACAGTGATCCGATTGATACCGGTATCTGTCTCACGCAGGGAGACTATGGACAGACTCAGTTCACGCTCCGGGTAAAAAATGACGGTGCATATGTGACTGATGCAGTCAGTGCAACCATTAATATCAGACTGGAGAACCGTATTCCGGTTGTGGGAAATCTGATAAAATCCGGGAATGGCTATGTATATAGGCTTCTTGGGAATGAGCTGTCTATACCTGGTAAGGCAGTAGCCGACGTAAAGTTTAAATACAGCGACGGGCGGTCTTCCTCCTGCCGTTTCCTGTACTACGTCATGGAAGATACGATCAATGAAAATAGCCTGGATGCGGGTGGATATATCGGAAAACTGGATCAATTGGAAGCAGATGCAGAGGGCCTTATTACTCAATTGGTTCAATATGAAAATATATATCCACGGACCGTTAAGGCTACAGAAGATGCTGAAAAATCCGCTCATGATGCCAATATTTCAGCATCCAATGCCAATAGAGCAGCAGCCAATGCTGAATCTATTAGAAATGATTTAGTTAGCCGGTTACAGTCTGGAGAATTCAAAGGAGAAAAAGGAGATCCTGGACCACAAGGATTGCAAGGAGCCACAGGGCCAAGGGGGCTACAGGGGGTAAAAGGAGAGACTGGAGAAGCTGGAGTACAAGGCCCTAAAGGAGATGTAGGACCACAGGGGCCGCAGGGAATACAGGGGCCGAAGGGAGAACCGGGGCAGAATGGCGCGCAAGGAAAATCTGGAGTTAATATACCGGCACTGAGCCGTTTATACATCTATACTGATGATGAGGATAACAGTGCTATACACTGTGTGTATGATGATGCTTTTTATGACAGCCCTCCATTTTCATACGATAATGAAAATGGGGCTATTAAATGGAGTTATGACAATGGAAAATAGGAGGTAACTATATGGCAATGGTTGATGTGATTATTGGTTATGCAAAAGGTGCAAAGGGCGATATAGGACCGCAAGGGCCGGCAGGTGCACAAGGACCAAAAGGGGATACTGGACCGACTGGACCACAAGGCCCTAAAGGTAATGTAGGACCGGCTGGACCGCAAGGAATACAGGGAAATACAGGTGCGACGGGGCCGCAAGGTCCAAAAGGAGACACTGGTAATGTAGGACCGGCTGGACCGCAAGGCCCAAAAGGTGAAAAAGGAGACACAGGACCACTGCCTCCATTAACAAACAATTTCATGGCAACAGTAGCAGGGCAGAGCGCGCTTGATGCCGTTGCAGGAAAGACTTTGAAGGAACAGCTTGATAAACAAAATAGTGATTTAGCAAAAGCAGTCTACTCAAGTAATCTTATGGCTCCTAGTGATGGCCCTGTTTTTCTCCGCTGGGATGTTGATACGTTAAATACACCCTTCAAAGCAGGACTTACATATAATACTGCTGGATTTGCCTTTGTGTATGGCGATTATTCTAACTATCAAACGGTAGTGGCCTTTGTTCAAGGACAAAGTTACTTTTTTATTCATAGTGTTGATAGCGGAAATGTTCATGGATGGAAGAAATTCCCTGCTAATTGATCATTTAATTTGTTGAATATGAAAAGCTTGCAATTATATTTCTTGTGTTTTCTCCATATGTAGTTGCTTTGATTTTTCCTTCAAAAAGTATTATTCCGACAGGGTGGTTTATCGCACCGGGCTCTTCACCTATGCCTGATGCGCCTGTTGGATATATAGGAAGGAACCCATCAGGTAAAATACCGATATCAACATAAGTGTTTGTATTAATTACACTATTATCAGCTTTTCTTATTGCCAGATTGATAACACATATCCCTGAAGATTTATCTTTTATGATCCGGGTGGCCCATGTTCCATAGATGGCATAACCAGGGTTTAATGTAATATCTTTGACAATTAATCCAGTTATGCTGGCTAAATCACTATTTA